TTGACGGTATTGGGGAAATACAAGCGGGTCTTGGTAGAGGTAAAGCAACTACTAAAGCAGGTAAATTTCTTGATGGTACGATGAGTAAGCTAGAGGACGGTGTACAGTTTTTAAACACACCTAACAGGTGGCAAGATCATGTCATGCGTAGAGGAACTTTTGTAGCCGAACTAGAACGCAGGGTTCAGTTAGAGTACGGGCAAGACTTACAGAAATTAATAAAGGAAGGTAGAATACAAGAAATAATTAGAGACACTTCTTCTATTAGACCAGATGGTGCGCCCTCATTTTTAACTTTAGTAGAGGACTCAACAAAGAAAGCAATGGACTTGACCTTTGCTGGCACACCAAATAATAAATTGCTAGAGGATGCAGGTAACCTTATCGTTAAGTCTGGCGTAGGTACAATGTTTATACCCTTCCCTAGATTTGTGGCTACCAGCCTTGAGTGGATGGGTGACCATACTACAGGAGCATTTCAAGTTCCCCTAAGAAAAATACTATTACGATCTAGTGGTAATAATATACCAGACGTAGATGGTATGCGAGAAAATTTTTCAAAAATGACACCTGTTCAATTTAGAAAAAAGTATAAGAAAACAAAAGACCAAGTACGTAAAGAAGCTGGACGTTTAAATGTTAGAGACAGAGATCAGATTACAAAGAATCTTGTAGGCTGGGCTAGTATAGCGGCTGTGTACAATTTACGTAACACTGAGAACATGTCTTCAGATCATAAAAGAATGACCCTTACCTCAGAAGGAGAAAACGGAGAAGTAACCACACAAGATTTAGATGTAACTGCTCAGTACCCAATGCGCCAGATAAACTGGATAGCAGAGTACCTACGTAACTCAGACCCAGACGCCTTATTGGGCCTACCAAAATTAGCTGAATATATAGCTGGAGATGGTACAGGGAACACAGGTACTATTGACACTTGGCAGGGCATGGAAAAAGGTGAAATACTAGAAACTTTTTTGGGTATACAAGCACGTACAGGTCAAACAAATGTATTTATTGATGAGATAGCTAACTTTATAAATGGCTATGAAGACATAGAAAATACAGCCAAGTTTGATAAAGCATTTGGTAGATTTATGGGTCAGTACGCTGCGTCTTTCCTTGTTCCAATGACACAGATTATAACCGCCCAACGTGCTATGGGAATACGTGATGCGGAAATGAAAGATCATGCAAGTTTGTATGATACATCTGACCCAACTAATCAACGTGAACCAGCGTTTGTAAGATCATTTAATCAGAGTGAATTATTCTTAGCTCCGTCTGTAACAGATGCATTAGAGGAGAGGGAAACACTAGAGATTGAAAACCCTAAAAGAATTAATCAAGGATTAAAATTATTCTTTGGTTTAAACTTTTATGAAAGCGACTCTGAAGATATTGACTTTTTAAAATCCATAGGGTGGACTGATCCTACATATTCTTTAGGTAGTAAGAAGGTAGAAAAACCAGCAAAGAATTACATAAATAAAGAACTGGCTTTGGAATTACCTGACATAGTTGCAAGCGCAAAAAAAGAGGCACAAGAAATTGCAGATGCTTGGAAGACTAGCCCAGCTTTACAAGAACAATACACAACAGCAAAAGCGGCATACAATATTATAGCTAGGCAGTACGTTTCCGATGAGTTTAGAGCTTACAAACGTAACATAAGTAAAGAAGCTGACGGAAAACTTAGCGATCTTGCTTTAGTCCTCAGAAAGTGGAGAGCACTATCTAAAAATAGTACCGATGCAGCAGTAGCAAGATTTATAAAAGATAATGATAGACCTCCAAAGTATAGTAGTATAGATGACGTAGACGATTTAGTTTTCTACGGTAGGGATGTTACAGCACCAGTAAAGAGATAAGAAAGGGGGCAATTAAGCCCCCTCTTTTATGTCTATCGTTAACTTCGTTACACTAACGTGTGTCTCCACTACCGCCTAGTGTCCCTGCCTTTTGCCTGTCTGATAACTTCTTCTCATTCTGTGCAGCTATCATGCCAAGTGTCAGGTTGAGATCAGTTGCTAGTGAAGCGCAGTACCATAACACATCACCTATCTCACTGGATATTTGTTCTCGCCAATCGTCTGGCCTACCCTCTGGCCCATCACGAATAAGTTTCTTAACCTTGTTGGCTACCTCACCCGCCTCACCTGCTAGCCCAAGTGCAGGGTACATGATGCGGTGTTCGTCTGGGTAGATTGCAGTTGTAGCTGCCATCCTTTGGTACGCATTAAAGTCTGACATATTATACTTCTCCTTGAGAAACTGTTCTACTTCTTGTTCTAACTTCATATTCTTTTACCCGTTTCAAGTTATCGAAATAGGCTTTGTCGAAACCCCTATTCCACTCACGATACTGCATCGTGTCTGCATGGAATGGGTTGGCTGAACGGTTGTACTTGAACCCCTCATACCCCATGTTGTACTGAACCTTTAAGGGTGCATCGTACTTACCCAAACCACGTGATGCTCTAGTCTTTTTTATCATAGGATGATCTCCTTATATTAGTTTAATAAGTTTTGCTTGTTTGTAGGGTACATGATAGAACTGTTCCCCGTTAGTTATGTTTCGTCCCCTTGCTTCCTTTAGTTTGTCTTCCGTTAGTAGAGAACTGTCGATACACCACGCCTTAGATAGATCACCACTAAAGATGTAGAACTTTAGGTTGCTGTGATGCTTACCTAGTAGGCGCTTCTTACGTTCAGGTATACGTATCTCTGCCCAATGAGGGGGCCAATCACCATTCCATGCTGTCTTTACTTCTGCCTCACTGTAGTAAGTAACGTTACCCTTTTGTGTTGTAAGGTCTGCATCGTAAGACTCTGTACTATCTAACAACTCGTGACCCTCTTTGACTAAGTGACTAATGAGCGCCCTCTTAGCTACGTCATCGTACTTGCTATAAAGATTAGTTGAGAATGGTTTTCTATATGCTGTTGCCATGCTACTTACTCCGATGCTTTTTTAGTTGTTAAGTTTTCTTTTAGTTTAACTAGTAGTATGTTGGCTGTACCAATGACACTCTGCAGTTGATACTTTAACTGTGTCTGTACATTATTGTTGTAGTTAATCTCCGACAACATTTGTTTCTGTTCAGTAGTAAAGTCATCTGACTCATACTCTGTTTCATCCAACGTTACTTTCACCATCTATATCTCCTCCTAAGTATTTTAATAATTCAGTGTAGCCACCGATGTGTATACCCTTACCATCAAAGATTTGAGGTACGGTATTTAGTTCTGCTAGTCGCATGAGGGACAAGACCCACTTACTGCTGGCACTTTCAATGGAGTACTCCGTGTAAGAGTACCCCTTGTTTTTAAGGGCTGCTTTTGCTACATCACAAAAGTTACACTGCGCCCTACTTATTATCACAAACATTATGAAATATCTACTATCTCACATGCGTCACCACTACACGCTAGTGTCTGCATTGCATTGGTGTTATCGTCTTTCTCGTGCTCAGACAGCCCAGCCCAATCAATCTTCTTAGGCATAGTCTTTAGTAACACATTGTATGCATCCTTGTCTACCTCTTGATAGGGTGCTTGCTGATAACTATGGTCAGAGTGTGGTAGAAATGACACACCTGACATTTCATCGAAGTGTTTGTAAACAAACGCACCTACTTCCATCCACTCACTGTCTAAAACTGTACAAGTAATACTTGGTTTATGTTCGCACCAGTGACGTTGATACATCAACCATGTCTCCAGTTGTTCAATGGCTGTCATATCGTTACGTGTCACTGAGTTTTTAGGTGACTTAACGGGAAAGCTAAACACTGTGGTAGTGTCGGGCTTCATAACACATGGCTCATGCGGAACCCCTTGGTCTTTCATAAACTGTGTTAGCCCATCCTTGTTGTCACCCCTCACTGTCCTGATGTAGTAGTTGCTGTGTCTTGCATGTATGCCCGATGCGCTGTCTACAAGTTGTGACACGGTTCCTGACGGTTTTACACAAGTTATAGCTGCTGACACTGGTATGCCAAGTAGGCCAGCCCAATAGGTATTAGTTTGAACTGCAACTTTCTTGAGGTGCTCAAGGGTATTCTCTAGTCCTTTATTCTTTAGTGTCATCAATGGGTTATCCATTAGACCTGTTAGTGATACACCTAGTAGACGTTCTTCATCTGTATTCTTCTGCCATATCTTACGTAGATAGGGGAACTTTGTGAGGCTAGACTGTACAGTACCAAGGATGGTAGCCATACGTACCTTCTCCTCAAGTGAGGCAAGGTCATCTGTTGCTCGTACAACTACCTCTGTTAAATTACAAAACTGGTATGGACGTAAAATTATTTCCGAACATGGATTTGTTCCGAACTCATAGTTAGGATCACGCCTACCATTCTTGACTGCCTGCTTCTTAGATGCCTGACGATTGAAGATACCACGCTCACCTGACTTGCTCTCCACTAGGGACAACCACTCACGCATGAATGTTTCCATGTCTGGTTTCTCTGTGTAGCATACAGAGTTGTTAGCTAACGCACGGTGTGCTGCACCATCCCACCAGTTACCTGACTTAGCGTGACGCATACGATCATCACTGAGATTACTCAATGAAATCATGGCGCTGCGGCGTACACCACCTACAACTACGATCTGTCCAATGAAGCACATAAGATCGTGGCACTCCATGCTTGACAGTCTACGTCCCTGTGCTGTCTTGAATGTTGACACAGCGAAGTGAAACAAATCTACAAGTGGTGCAGGCCCACTAGCCCTACCACCAAATGTCTTGAGCCTTGCACCAGCTGGGCGTACCTGACTCACATCCCACTTAGGTATCTCACCTGCCCACAGTAATGCAAGCACTTGACGTAGTGCCTTAGCCCAACCTTCTTTGCTGTCCTTTACTACTACAGTTGTCTCACTAACGTACAACTCAGGTATCTCTGGTAGCTTACTGATGAACTGACGCTCAACACTGAAGCCTACCCCTGTGCCACAGAGGAGGATGTACATGGCCTCATCGAATGACTTGGGATCGTCTACTGGCAAGTAACTACAGTTGAACCCTGCCGTGTTGTCACGGTCTAGTGCTGGCCCTGCTGACATCATTGCCCTCATGGATGGCATAACGTCCAAGCTAAGGATAGCTTCCTCAATCTTGCTTGCCTGTATTCCGGGAATTGCCACAACCCTACGTACTACGTTGTCAATGTATCGGCCTACTGTCTCTGACCACGACTCTCTGCGGCCCTCTGTGTCTAACCAACGTGCATACCGTGAGGTATGGATGAAGGCTTGGTAATCTGTTGGTAAAAAGTTATTCATGTATGTCTACTCCGATACTGTTTTCATTGATTTTATTGTCATCCCATCTACATCGTAGATAAATTCTTGTAGTATTTCTCTTATCTCATCGTTAATAAAATTGTCTGCTGGCATTTGGTATTCTGTCTCGTCTATGTCAAGGGTTAAAAATACTTTAACTATCATTTTGATCCTCAATTAGTACACTCAGATACCACTGAGCCTTATTCAAATCCTCCACACCATTCTTATATCGGTAACGCCACAGGTATTTCATGATGTTACCCTGTAGATAGTAAGAGAAACCTTCTTCTCCTGTTGCGGCTCGTATAGCATCAATGCACTCAACACCAGCAAAGTTGTAGTGGGCAGGTGAGTTTACCATGTCATCCTCTGTAAGTTTGTTCTTGTCCATAAGCTATGCTCCTTTACTTCTAAAGTTAACGTTGATTACATTCTCTTCTACACTTGATACTACTAACTGTGGTTCGTCATCTTCATCTGGATCACGCTCTATCCTATCAACTATAATATTTAACACATCACGAACCTTATCGTTTTCTTCCATAGCAGGTACTGATGCACAAACCATCCTAGTTATACCCATGAGATTGAAATGATCTTCCTCAGTCAGATTGTTTTCATCTGTGGTAACAGTACCCACTAGTAACTCACCTGTCCAGTTGCCCATGTCATCTAAGAAAGGTGTCAACCTAATGATGTAGTCATTCGGATTGAAGTCCAGAAATACTTTGTCTTCTATCATGTGTGCTATCTCCTTTTTACTTTTTTGTAGGGGCAGTGGATCAGCGAGGGATGCATGTCCTTACCTTTTTCTTCTAACCATTCGAGAGGAATGATCCTGTCGTAATACTTTATACCATTCTTTGTACACCATTGTCCATAGCTACTTTTGGCTCCCTTACTTAATTTCTTTCTGCTACTTGAGAACACAAACCGTATGTCTAACTTAGGGTGCTGGGCCTTAACAGCTAAATGTTTACGCCTGTCATCTGCGGAAAACAATCCCTTTGTCTCAATTATTATACCGTTCTTCAGCACAAAGTCTGGAGTATAGGTGCGGTACATAAGGTCTTCCCATTCAATCTTGACTTCCTCATACTTGAACGGCATGTTGTGCTCGTTGAGATAGTCTTTAGTTCTGACCTCTAGCCCACTCCTATACCCATGCTTCATGGCTGCAGAGAATTGCTTTGCCTTCATGGTGCTAAAAGTCTCCTACTTTAAGTGTTGAGTACTCACCCCAACCAGTACCAAACACACCTGTCTTGTTTGCCTCTGCAATACGTGCAAGGGTTTCTTCTACCTGCTCTGTAGCTTCCTTCAATAACTCAGGGCTTACCTTGTGTAAGTGAGTAATGTACGGTGCAGTTTTTTCTACAGCAATGAAGCTAAACTCTGTAGCTTTTAAGCCAGCCTTTTTACAAGTCAGTACATAGAACGCAGCCTGTATGTGGTACATATACTTTCCTACCTGCTCCGCAAAACCTTTTGGTGATGCGTCAATGGTAGTCTTAATGTCGTACAACTGGCCTGTCTTTGGTATGTACAAGTCAGGTCGTGTCTTTAGGTTAAGGCCACTGACTGTATCTGTCACAAAGATACTACTCTCTGTAACCCTACGA